CAGCAAGGCAAGAAACCCGCTTCTCTTTATTCACGCCCAGGCAATGCCTTATTTGCCACAGTTGGCTCAGGTGCGGGGCGCGGTGCGTTTGTATCTGCCAATAATGGTACGTTCGTTGTTTCTGGCTCAGAGCTTTACGAACTTTCATCCTCTGGCACTGGAACCTTGCGCGGTAGCTTGCTAACCAGTGCGGGAGATATAACCATTGCCGAAAACGGTTCTCAGTTAGCTATTTGTGATGGCACTGATTTATACATTTACACTTACGCTACTAGCGTATTCCAGCGGGTGGTTAGTGCTAATCTTCCAAGCGCAGCTAGTGTTGTTTTCCTTGATGGGTACTTTATTGTTAACCGTTCGGTGACAAGCGGCATCTTCCAAATATCCGCGCCTTATGACGGCCTAACATGGGCGGCCTTAGATTTTGCCACAGCTGAATCTTCGCCAGATAGCTTGCTTCGTGTGGCAGTGATATTCGGGCAGCTATGGCTTTTTGGTGCTACGTCTATTGAGCCTTGGAATAACACGGGGAACGCTACTTTCCCATTCCAGCGGGTAAATAGCTCGGCTAGGCTTTCGGTTGGCGTTGCAGCGGCTAGTACGGTTTTAGAGCTTGACAATACAGCTTTTTGGGTTGGCAAGGACACAAACGGTACTGGAATTGTTTATAAAGCGGATGGCTTTTCACCGCAGAGGATTTCAACAGAAGCGATTGAGTTAAGAATCCAAGCCGCTCCGTCCATCTCATCGCTTAAAGCAATGTCCTACCAAGAGGCTGGACATGTGTTTTATATCATCACAGGCGGTGGTATGGAAACTGCCCTTGTTTATGATGTGTCAACAAGATTGTGGTTTGAGTGGGCTTATCTCAATAGTTTTGGTCAATACGAATTACCATTGACTAATGCCTTAATTTATGCGTTTGGCAAAACCTTGGCGCTGGATAGGCTTTCGGGCAAAATCTACCACCAATCGGCTGCATACTATTCCGACAACGGGGATGAGATTGCCCGCGATAGAATCTTCACGCATATTTTTGATAATGCCAATCCATTCCTGATTAAAAATCTCACCGTGTTTTTTGAAACAGGCGTAGGGAATACTACCGTTACTGACCCCAAGGCCATGCTTTATTTGTCGAATGATGGGGGGCGCACGTTCTACACCTATTATGAAACTTTCATCGGTAAAACGGGTAAGTTTTTAACCCGCGCTGTGTGGTGGAGACTAGGTAGGCATAGACAATGCACTTTCCGTGTGAGGGTGACTGATTCCGTTAAGGTTGTGATGACGGGAGGAGCATTTAACACGTAATGACCGCTTTACTCGCACCGATTGCCGATAAACTACTTGACGATAGCGGAAAGCTGCGCCCGACATGGGTTATTTACTTTTCTGGCCTTAACCAAGGTGATGTTGGCACAACTTGGAATCCCACGATTGTAAACCTTACAAGCGTTGGCACACCTACCATTACGGGCGTTTATTACCAGAATAACGGCTTTACGGATTTCGCAGTTAAAATAGTTCCCGCCACTAACACTAGTTCAGTTCTTGGAAGCACGACGATAGCTGTGCCGTTTAGCGTAACAGCGGATGTGGTGGTGAATGTCGTATCGGGAACAGGCGTAGCGTTAGGCGTTCTTACAGCCAGCAGCAAAACGATATTTTTACCAACATGGTCACTTATCACTGTGCCGCTAACAATAACGGGCAGAGTGAAAAATTAGCTAGAGTTTAACAATATTTTTATGTAATATAAATACGGGGTTTTTATGGAGCAAGAACTAAACGAAATGCCAGAGGAACAGGGGCGCGGTGGCGATACCGTCATGGCTCACCTATCGCTTGGCGAGTTAGTCATTCCGCGTGCGTTCTTGGATGACCCTCGCGTTATGGAAGCGATGAAGCAGCTATTCGATGAAGCTGGTGTCAATATCAATCAATACATCGTGGGTGATGCAGCCAACTCAATCAACCCCGAAACGGGCTACCCTGAGTTCGGATTCTTTAAGAAAGCGTTTAAGTTTTTAGCTAAGGCGGCTCCCATTGCTGCGGCGTTCATTCCGGGACTTCAGCCTCTCGCTGCGGCGGGCATTGGCGCGGCATCGAGCCTAGCCACTGGTGGCGGCCTAAAGGGTTCGCTGCTTAGCGCACTTGGTGGCTATGCGGGCGCTGGTGGGTTTGGGAATACTGCAATTGGCAGGGGCATTGATAGCCTAAAATCAGGAATTTCTGACACAGTTTTAGGCCGTGGAGTAAGCGATATCTACAGGTCGGCATCAGGTGCTCTTAGTGATATTGGTAACGAAGCGCAAAGTCTTTACAATGGAAGCGCGCTGCAAAGTGGATTTAACAGCGGCACAGACGCATTAAAATCCATCGGCATTGATACTACAAGCACGGCAGCAGCACCCTCGGTGGGTGGTGGCGCTTCGTCGTATGGGCCTCAATTAGAGAACGCAGCCAACATTCCTGGATATGCAAGCAACTCGATAGGCCCACAAACATTAAACGCGGCAAACGCACTAACCACAGGAGCAACTGAAGTGGCAAAGTCAAAAGATTACGCATCACCCATCCTTAGCGCGTTGCTGGGTGGGTATTCCAACAACCAAGCAGAAGATGCGCTGCTTAAAGGCCAAAAAGCTAACCAAGCATTGCTTGCACCGTATGCGAATGGGTTCAGCTTTACCCCACAAGATTTGCAGAATGACCCAGGCTATCAGTTTAACCTATCTGAGGGAACCAAAGCCGCTGACCGCGCACAATTAGCGCGTGGCGGGTACTTCTCTGGCGGCGCTGCTAAAGAGCTAGCAGGGTTCACCCAAGGGCTAGCTGATAACACTTACAACAGCGCATTTAACCGCGCGTTACAGGGCAACCAAGCTGGCCTCACGGGTGCATTGGCTAATGCTGGGATTAATACTAATATCGGCGACATCAAGGCCAACTCTGCTACAAACCAAGGGAACCTATTTAGCGGCGCTTTGGGTAGCTTACTTGGTGGGCAGACGTTCACCAACACAGGTGCATTGCAAGGTGGCATAGATATTCAAGCGATACTTCGTGAGATGCAGAAAAAAGGAGCGTCAACGTATGCAGGGGCCTGATTTAAGCGTATTCCAACGCCAAAAGACAATCGTTGACCAGCAACAGTTGCAGGATGCGTTTGAGCTGAAGAAGGCGTTGGCTGCGGCTGAATTGCAAAAAGCTTTAGCTCCTGAGCCTTTTAATATTGACAAGGTTGGGCAAGAGGCATTTGTCAAGGCAGCAAACGGGATGGCTTTGTCGCCTACTGAGCAAGCAAGTTTGCAGTATTTAGACTCTAAGCAGCAAACCCTGTCATTTAATCCTGTTACTGGAGCAATGGAGCAGAAGCCAAGCCTGTTGCAGCGTGCTGGTATTGGTAAGCAGCCACAAGCAACTCGTGCCGTATTGCCAAACCAACAAAGCAACTTTGCAAAAGCTATGCGTGGCGCGCCATCGGTAGGAACGGGCGACCCTATTGCAGATATGGCTCCTATTGCCTATCCTGATACCGCCAGCGGTAAACTGGACGATTTTACCCGTAATAACCCTATGCCTAGCACCGCCCCCGAAATGGATGCGGTGGGCAAGGCTACGCAGTTAAATGACTTTGTTTCTGCTAATCCATTGCCATTAACTCCAGCGCAGCGGCGTCAACAGAAGCAACAGCAAGAATTAGCGGCGGCAGGCAATAACCCTAAATTGCAGCAAACCATAAAAGAAAAATATGTTAATGCTGAAAGCCCAACAGTAAAATTTGACCAAGAAAACAAGTTGCGCGGTGAGTTTACGGCAATGACGAAACCTTTTCGTGAGTTGCAAGATGCCTATAGCAAAGTGCAGAATATATCTGACACAGCGGCTGGTGATATTGCATTGCTTTATGCTACGGCAAAGTTAAATGACCCCACATCGGTGGTTCGTGAAAGCGAGTTTGCGATTCAGGCTGCTGCTGGTAATTTGGGCGACAGAATGAAAAACCTTGTCCAGAAAGTGACAACGGGTAATCGCTTGACTCCCGACCAACGCGCTCAATTAAAATCAGAAACTAACAACCTATATAAAGCTCAACTGCAAGGATATGACCAACTAAAAGAGCAATTTAAGGGGATTGCTTACGAAAACGAACTTAACCCAAAAAACATTATTGCGGATTACGCTACGCCTAATATGCCAAAAACTCCCGCTGAGGCTAAAGCGCAATTCAATACAAAAAAACAAGCTGGAAGCGTTAAAGAGGGGGCTACAGCTACTAACCCAGCTACAGGGCAAAAAATTACATTTAGGAACGGTCAATGGCAATAGGGCTACCAGATGGATTTGTGCTCGACGAGCAACCGCAAGGATTGCCTGAAGGTTTTGTGCTGGATGAGCCAAACAAGGATTTTGCGGGACGCATGGCAGAAGATTTTGCCCGCAGGCAAGCTAATGCGCGCCCCACTAACGTTGCATTCGCACAGGGTGATATTGGCTCGTTACAAGCTGGATTCCAGCAATTAGGCCAAGGCGCTGGTCTTGTGGGCGATTTTGCTGGTAATGTTGTCGGTAGTGCGGCAAGATACGCTGGTGATTTAGTTCCCGAAGCCATTAAGGAGCCTGCCAAGGATGTTGGTGTTCGTTTATATAATTATGCTTCGGATTCTGCTGCGGGCGATGTGGCGCGTGATTACACTCGTTCCTATCAGGATTTTGCACAAAAAAACCCTAACATCGACAGAAACCTCTCCGCACTCCTTAACATTGGGGGTCTTATGGCGGCGGGCGCACCAATCAAGGGCGTTAGCGCTGCAAGTGCCACTGTCGATACGGCGGGAGCGTTAGCCAATACTGGCAAACGCGCAGCTATTCGCGGTGTTGAAAAACTAGCAACGCCAGCCCGTGTTATGCCGAACTCCGAACAATTAGCCGAGATGGGCGTAAAAGCCTATGATGCGGCGCGCGCAAGTGGTGAAGTTTTTGATGCGGGGAAAGTAACCAATAAATTTTTAGATGCGATAGAATCTGCTAAACCAAGAAAAGTTGGTGGCGAAATAGATACCGAGCTAGCGGTATCTTTGGAATCTTCACTGGGCAAGTATAAAAAATTGCGTGATAAGCCAATTACTATTGACGATGTGGACGGCCTAGACAAAGAGTTGAGCAACCTCAAAGACCAAGCCTATAATTCAGGAAAAAACCAGCTAGGTAGTGAACTATCAAACATTCAAAATGCCCTTCGCGGCTCAGTGCAGGACGCTCCTAGTGGGCAGGCATTGGCTCAAGGCCGCGATATGTTCCGCCGCAAATATCAGATGGAAGATGTCGAGCGTATCTTTAGGAATGCTGAAGGACGCCCTAACGAAGCGGCTATTATCCAAACGGGCTATCGTAACCTTGCTAACCAAGCACGCAAAAAAGGCAGTGGATATAGCAAAGAACAAATCGCGCTTATGGATAAAGCTGCTAAAGGCGGCTTGTCGATTGATGCTCTCAAACTACTATCGAGCAAACTTATTCCCGTGGTGGCAGGAGCAAGTGGTAACGTAGTAGGTGCAGGGGTAGGTTATATGGGCAATCTAGCCGCTGGCGCAGGCGCTACGGCCTTGCAAACCGCTAAGGCAAACAAGCTGGCTAAATCCATTACTAAGGGAATTACGGTTGAGGCTGAGCCAACGCTGGTTAATCGTGCGGCACAAAAACTCACCAAACAAGACCTCCAAAAAGCATTTGAAGCTAAAAAAGGAAACACAAAATGAGCGTCCTCCTCCTCCCTCCCATTTTTCAATTCACTGATGACAACGGCGACCCGCTGGCTAATGGCTTTGTCTATACCTACGCTGCGGGAACAACCACGCCGCTAGCTACATACACCAGCGCAGCGGGGACGGTAGAGGCTCCAAACCCTATTGAACTAAATGCCGCTGGCCGCCCTACTTCAGGCTCAGGCGCTATCTGGGGTGAGGGTGCTTATAAATTCATTGTGAGAAACTCAAGCGGTGTGCAGATTGGTGACCCCCTTGATGACGTTATTTCTTTCACTGGCCTTGCGGCTGCGGCAAGCTCTTATGCTGAAACCTTTTCAGGCAATGGCACGCAAACGGTATTTACCACATCAGCTAATTTGGGAACTGACCCAAAAGCGGTACTGGTTAGCGTATCAAATGGCTTGCAAGAAATAGCACAAAACGGCAGCTTTGCTACCGATACACTATGGACTAAAGGTGCAGGATGGACAATCGCCGCTGGGGTTGCAACGGCAACGGGGGCTATTTCAACTGCATTAAGTCAAGTGCCAGTTATTACAATTATTGCTGGTCAGGCTTATGCGGTGACGTATACCATTACTGCTTCAGCAGGCGGATTGATTCCCTCTATTGGTGGGCAAAATGGAACGGAGCGTACTGTATCTGGAACCTACCGCGAGATTATCATTGCAGCCGCTACCACTCCTATTGCTTTTACTGGTAATGCCTTCACTGGCACGCTGGATAATGTTTCTATCACTGAGGCCGTAAGCGAGAATATGGCGCTACTACCAACAAATGCCTACACCATTAACGGGACAACGCTCACCTTCGCATCCGCTCCCGCTACAGGCACCAATAACATTGACGTGCGTGCGCCATCTCTTTTGCTTGGCGCTGCTACCACGGCAGCTAACTTAGCGCAGCTCTATGCGGCAAATGCTTTAACTAGCGCCACGGAAGCTGCAACATCTGCGTCACTTGCTGCGGCTGAAGTCAAATGGAAGCCAGCGGTAAACTGTGCCACCACGGCAAATATAACACTTTCAGGCGAGCAAACGATTGATGGTGTTCTCACCAGTGCAAGCCGTGTATTGGTTAAAAACCAAACGAACCAAACGCAAAACGGTGTGTATGTTTCTGCGGCTGGTGCGTGGAGTAGGGCAACGGATGCCGACACATGGGATGAAATTGAAAGGCAATCTGTTTTCACTTTAGCTGGCACTACAAACATCAATAAAAGCTGGGTTAATACTAACGAACCTGGCGGGACTATTGGCGTTACCAACATTACATGGACGCAGCTTTATTTCTCTGGGGATATGACCAAGGCTGTTTATGACCCCGCGAATATCGCTCAGCAGGTAGTTGGTACTACGGCAACCCAAACCCTTACCAATAAAACAATTAGTGGGTTCGGCAATACTATTGTTAACATCCAAGGGTCATCGTTAAACGTTTCACAGATTACCAATTCACTCAGCGCGGATGTAGCGTTAAATAACGTTGCTCTTTATTTTACTGGCCCAACCATAGCCCAAGGAACAAGCGGGACGTGGTTTGCTTTTGGTACGGTTTTAATTGAATGTACAACGGGCGGCGGCGGATTAAACAACAAAGTCAACGTCAAGCTATGGGACGGCACGACTGTCATCGCAAGCACTGGTTCATTTAGCGTATCGGATGGCTCGCGTGTGCCTGTTAGTTTGAGTGGCTATCTAGCAAGCCCCGCTGGCAATATACGCATCTCGGTACAGAATGAAACCAGCACAGCGGGCAAGATTCTCTACAACTACAGTGGCAACAGCAAGGATTCCACCCTATCAGCATTTAGGATTGGCTAATGGACGAAATACGCCTTAAACGCTTGGAGAATGACGTGACAACTCTCAACCGCAGGGTGACTGACCATGACACAATGCACGCTAATACATTAGCGTTGCTGGATGCTATGAAAAAAACCACGGACAGCCACGAGGAAATGGTCAACATCGCCCGTGAGGTGATAGATTTGCTCAAGCAGCTTATTAAGTACCTCTCATGGGTAGGGGTAGTGGCTAAGTGGGTTTCGACCATTGCAGTGGCATTTACGGCGACGTGGCATGCTACAAAATGGGTAATAGCTAAGATGGGGATGTTTCAGTGACTTATCTCACTCGCTCATTCACCCTCGCTGAAATGTGCAAATCCCAAACGGCAATCAACCGTGGCTGGGATAACACTGCCAAGGGCGAGAATATCGAGAATCTAAGAGCTTTGTGCGAGAACGTGCTGCAACCCCTGCGTGACCACTTCAATCTGCCCGTAACGGTGATTTCTGGCTACCGTGGGGCTAATGTAAATCGTGCGGTGGGTGGACGGTTCAACAGCCAGCACCTTGTAGGAGAGGCGGCTGATATTGAAATAGCTGGGGTGAGCAACGCGGATGTGTGGCGGTATATTGTTTCTGAGTTACCTTACGACCAGTGCATTGCGGAATATCTTGAGAAAAACGACCCTAATGCGGGGTGGATTCACGTAAGCCACTCACGGGTGAATAACCGAAAAGAGGCTATGTCGTGTGTGAAGGGTAAGTATTTGGCGGGTTTGCTGTATGAAAAATAGCATAGACTGGAGCGAGTTTGTAAAAAACGAAGCTGGCAAGGAGGCTGCGGATAGGCTTTTGCTATTGCTTTCGTTTATCCCCGCAACTATCATCACCGCAAAGATTTGCACTGTTGAGGCTTTGGGTGTATACTTAGGTTCATACGGCCTTGTAATGGCAAACGCAAAATGGGCAGGACGTAATGCTGTGGCTAACAATTCTGAGGAAGTTCTGGTGGGTGATTCCGACAGTGATACTGCTGGGGATAGTCAACCACTGGCGGCTAAAAGCAAACCAGTTGGACGGGGTAAAAAAAGAGCTTTCTAGCTGTATTGAAACTGCCAAGGTAACAAAGGAGGCTCAAGATGCGCTACAAATCGAGTATGATGCTATTACCAATCGCCTTGCTAAGTCTAGGCGGGTGCCAGCAGCGTGTATACCCCCAAGGGCTTACGCTGGGGGAGTTGGGGCCGAATATGCAAATTCAGATGGAAGAGGCCTTAGCTCAGAGTGGTTACTGGAATACGCAGCCACAGCCGAGCGATATCGCCAAGAGCGAATTGCATTGGAAAAACTTTTAGGTAAGTAAAAGAAACCCCACGTCTTAGGTGGGGCAAGTCGCACAGAAGCAATCTAACGACCACATTTCGGACATTCAGGATAATACATAACCTCGCCAACAGTTGTTTTGTATTGGTAATTACAAGTTTTACGCGGGCATTTATAGAAGTATTCGCTTTTCATAAGTTGGTGTAGCTCTAAATCCTCACTTGAATTTTCGACTACTAGCTGCATAAATAAGCTACCTGTACGATGCGTTTACCACCACACTCACCACAAAACTTTAGCACAGAAACCAACTCACGTAAAGCGGCTTGGCTGTCGGGTGTTTTGACCACGAACGCATTAGCGCAATCAAGACATTTCAGGGCTGTTCTTTCGTTCATTTTCCTCTACCTCCTCATACGTTAATTCTTTAGCCTTACTACCCTTGAGGTGCGTCCAGTGTTGCCAATCCACAGTCTTATGGCGGTGGCTGGCGTGGTGGTATTTAGTTGGGGTCACTTCCACCTCTCAATAAATTCCTTAACATCTTTTTGTATCTGAATTTGCTTGTCGATGGGGTACATCATGCGGTTGCGCTGTCTATCTAGTAAAACAACAGCACGCCAGAGGGCTTCTTGTATCTCACTGGCCATTATTTCACCCTCAGTTTTACTAGTGGCTCGGAAAGAGCTAGGGCGGCGTTTGCTCTTTTCCCTCGGTCATTCATTTGTATTTGATTCAGGTAGCGGTCAGAAAGTGGCGCTCTAAAAGCTGGTTGCTCGGCATGATTCTCAGGATTGGAGTAATAATCCAACGCCACTCGCTGCTGTTCAATCACGGCGAGAAGGGCATCATTCAACTGTTGCAAGTCCGTTACGGTTTCCATAGTGATAGCAACCGTTCTGCCACGTTCATGATAGCGCCTGTACTGCTCAGCTAGTTTGTCTATTTCAGTCATCTCTCCCTACTCCTTATCCGCGTTGTCGTGTGAATTAAGCGTAACGAGGGGATTGCCTATAATGGTCGAGGTTCCATCTTTCTTAACCTGCACGACTACGGTGTATAAGCCGTCCTCAAGGCCATCCATAAGCTCGTTAACACCTTCGTAGTATTTCATCGGTTTCACTTCTCACCTCCCACGGGGCGGTTAAGGGCGGCACGAATGTCGGCTTCACTTAATGCTCTTGAGGCAGATAATTCAGCAATGCGCTCTATTACATCCTCCGTTGGCTGATGGAGGGCGGCTTTCACCACGCTTATGCAATCATCGTAGCACTCATGGATTATGCAGCGCCCCATACTGCCTTTACAGCTACACGCTTCATCTCGTGCCCTTTCTAGGGCAGCCACCACATCACCATGCGCTTCGGCGGTGTTTGGTTGCATGGAGAGGGCTGCTTCTTGAGCGCGTAACGCATCTATGGCGAATTGCCTTGGGTCTGCGGCGGCTTTCTGCATTTTCTCTGTGTCAAACTTATCGTCTCCGCGCAAAAACATCGGGTCGGCTATATACCACAAAGCCTCATTAGCGATACGCAAAGCAGGTCGCCAATCCTCTCCCTGCGTGTGGGTGGCAGGTGAGGGGGTGATAGGCCAGCTAGGGTTATCCTCACGCTTAGCATTAGCATAGCCACGGTCATAGCCCTGCATAATCATGTTGGCGCACCAGCCGATTGCATCTTCCATCGGGATGCTTGGGAAGGTGTCGGATAGTTCTTTCGCCCACTTGCGGCCATCACAGTCCATGCGGGTGTAAAAATCGCCAGCGGTTTCTGGCAGTAATTCGGGTTGGTTGGTCACGATTGTTTCTCCTTCATGCAGCGTTTACATTTCATCACACCCTCGGATGTACCTTCGTCAATAGTGCGCCAGTAAGTTGCCCAAACATGATTGCATCGAATGACAAAACCAAAAATGCGAAATGGCTTTTTCGTCGCTATTTTACCAAGTGGCACTACATCACCTTGTGGGTTCTTACTCATCACCACCCCCTGTTGCTTGCTGGAATGGGGCAGTAGGTAATGGCATCCAGTGGGTTGTTGCACGTGGGTATGGCTTGCAATTATCTATAACTATGCGTGGGCTTAGCGTCATTCGATTGCCACCACGCGGTTGATAAAACATCGCCGCACCACCTTTGTAAGTCTCGATATCCTGCCAACCCACATCTTGTGGCGCAGGGTGGGCGAGGGATGCAAGCAGTTCTTTTGCTTCTGATGGGTCTGGCATGGGACGCAATCCATCACCTTTTTGGAACCACTGAGCGTTCGCGGTTGCATAGCGATTTAAGAAATCCAATACTCGCACATCCACCCCCACTGGCTTCGAAGCGCGGGAGGCACTCAGGCGTTTCAGATAGTTCTCGCCGCCTTTAATGTGCGGGTTGACCTTGCGCCAATGCAGGTACTCATCGACTACATCATCTATAAGTTCGCTGTTCATTGTATAGTTCTCCTTTAGTAGCTGTCGTATTTGTTATCGCTAATGTGCCTGCGGTAATCGCTAAACAAAACTATTCCTATTGTGGTTGGCAATGAAAATCCTTGCGCCTTCATTGTTTGTTTTATCCAGCGCCAGCCCGATGGCGTAAGCAAGGAAACAAGCCCCCTTAAAACGCCAGCTATCAAAATTTTTGCATCTTCTTTTGCGTATTCAAATTTATCACTCATTTTCTCAAATTCCTCGCGCTTGCTTTGTTTCGGTTCACTCATAACGTCTTACCCCATCCTGTGTTGCTGATGTTAAATTCCAAGTGGTCAAGACCTTGCATTTCGCCCACTACATCGAAGCCATTATCACTAAAGCGCCGCACGTTAAGCTGCTTCCCCCCATGCGTGAATTGGTGGCCTTCGATGGATTGGAGAAAGGATTGAAGCACACTAGAGGCTTCACGCTCTGCGGTGCGTTCTGTATGGGGGATTACGAAATTAGCGGCTTCTTCGATGCTGTGTTTTTCATTGTTCATTGGTGGACTCCTAAAATAACGACGTTTGTGGTTGCGACTTTTTGGGCTTTGGCGCTTTGATCGCGTAGCTGGAATTATAATCAGGCGTGAAAAACCCTAGAGCGCCCTTGCAAGGCACTAATTCACACGGCTCTGCGCCATCGAGCATGAAACCGTATTCACCGAAAAACCAAGGCTCGTCACAGCTACATAGCAACGCCCTGTCTTTGACGTGCACAGTACCGCGAAGGTTTACTTTTCCAACAATCCCGCCCGTTGGCAGCTTATCAGCGGCTGGAGCATCGATGCCCATAACGCGGATAAAATCATAAGCGTCATGGTCGATACGCTTGCCCGCATGCACAAGGAACTCGCCACGGTATTTCGTATCCCAATCACGGTTTTCCACGCCCTTGTAGCCATTAACGATTAGCCATGCCCAAGGCTGATTTATTGACAGTGCTTTCATCACACCACCTGCTCGGCTAGACGGCGTGCTTCACGCATCGCCTCTATGTCGTATGTCTGATACGGGTATTGCTTCACTAACTTGCCATCCAGCCCTACCCAATCCTTGCTTGGAAGCGTGATTTGTGATGCCGACGAACTCACTTCGCGCTCAATCAAATCAATGGCATCTGCTAGCTTCGCATCCATCGTCCTAATCACCGCAAGCAACTCTGACTCGCGGGTGGTGGCAGCTTGACCTGCTTCAGCAGCATCAATCAGGATTTCAACCGCTTCGCGCTGCTCGGCAGACATTTCATAATCACCGAAATACTTATAGTTTGTTGCGTTAATAGCGGCTTCTATGAGGTATTCGCTTGGCATGACTAAGTGACACCTATTCGGGTCATTCCTATCATTACGCTCCTTTAGTTGTTCAAGCGTGTAGTGCTCACGCATGTTAGCTTCGTACGCTTCCCTCACTGGCTTCTGTTCGTCGTGGGTCATTTCTTTTGCTCCTTCATTATTTCGACAAGCGCCTTCAACGCTTCAATTTCTCTATCATCGCGCTCATTCCTGAATACGCGACGAGTTACCCCTGCTTCACCAAGCGTTACCGCATCCGCTACTAGCGCAAACGGCAATGCAATTAAGTTTCCTAGTTTCATAACCCCCTACCTCCCCAAAGCCTGTTTAAGTGATTTGATGGCAATCTGTGTTTTGTCCTTCACTGGATTACGCAACCAGCGAGTGAAAAAGCCCTCCTGCTTCGATAATTGCGGGCGCACCTGTTCGTCCGCTTCCTGTAAAGCCTCCAGCGCCTGTTCCATTACAGTGCGGTTTTGCTCACGCTCTTCCCATAGCTGGGCGATGAGTGCGGCCATGTTATCAGCCTCCTGCTTAAACATGAAAATGGCATAACCAAGAGCCTGAGCATCTTTAACGCCATCAGGATAACAGTTGGCTTGCAACTCCTTCACCCGCGCCACCTTATCGGATAAGCTAGTCATTGATGGCCTCCGTTGTGTATGCATTGTTTTTCATTTTGGAAATTTGCGTTGGTAGATTATCAAGGAAGCTGACAAAAAATTGCCCTTGGTTTTGCACACTTGAAGCACACACTATTGCTGCACACAAAGCCGTGCATTCATCGCAAATAAAAACAGTCGGCCCCGCAATTAACTTGGAAACCTCCTGAGCAGATTTACCGCAAAAGCTGCAATAAATTGGCCGCTTATCTAACGCGAGCGGGTTATCTGGTTTCTGTGTCATACCAAATCACTCCCCGTTGCAAAAAAGTTATCATCCTCACGCGGTAAGCATCCGCCGTGGTTTTCGTGCACAAACGCCGCTTTAGCCTGTCTGAGAGATTCATCCCACACCACCTCCCTAGCACCGCTTAGAAAGTCCTTGCGGCGTTCTAGGAGGTATTTGCGCTCTTCAGGTGTGACAAGCGCACGCTGATTAGCTTCGACCACCTGTAACAAATCCCATGCCTCACCAGCCGTTGCCCCCATAGTCCCGAAAACGTGGCACCATTCTCCATCAATTTCTTGCTCTGCCCAGTAAAGAGCAGATTCAGGGAACTCCTTGGCATCTGTTTGAATGCGATATTTCATAACTCTCTCCCTACCCTAGAATCAAAATGACAATAACCACCAAATAAGCCCACAACCATGCTGGGGGCTGATACTCCCAAGGTTCCAGCTTACGCTTATACTTGGTGAACGCTGGCGAACGGTTAGGCTTGCACAGGGTAAAGCGGTAGAAGTGTTTGTTTTGCATGTTACGCCCCCTTGATAGCACGTTGCAATGGACGCGATTCATGCTCAGGCAATATCCCAGCACGCACCATGAGATACTCGAACGCCTCATGCGTAAGCACATAGGGAATGGATGGAAGGGGTGGCACTGCAACCGCGTGGCTGGTGCTTATGGCAATCGCAGCTGGGCTATTAAAAATACCACCCTCAAATGAGTGAACCTCACCAGCTTGCTTGCCGAGGATTGAGTAGTCTTTTAGAAAAAGTATTTTATGTGTCATTAGGTTCTCCACCTGATTAAGCTGGGATAATTCCCTTGCCTGTAGGAGTGTTATACGGGATGGATTTAGGGGTGTCAACAACTAATTTCACTGCTTCAATAAATTCCGCCGCGACTTGCGGAACGATTGCATTGCCAAAAGCATGGAGGAGTGGTGTTCTTCCGTGTATCCCATCAACCACGCCACAAATTTTGGATGAGGATATTGGCCATCCGTTATTCCAGTTCGCAAAACTTCTCTCAGATTCCCATGGCTCTCTGGGCTGCCATTGAATCTCTTGGCTGATGCACCCTTGCTGTCCGAGGTCGATGGTGTTGGCCATAGACGCGAGTTCGCTAACTGGTCGCGCAGATTCGATGGCTTGCTTCGATTCGGCCTTGTTATTGTGGCTTCCCTGTGTAAGGCTTCGGGGCTTTTCGCTGGTAGTGTGTCCATTGTGTTCGGCGTTGCCCACAAACCAGAGTCTATCTCTTTTGTGCGGGCTACCAACACTACAAGCTGGCCTAATTTCCGCCCTCGTGGTGTAACCTTCTCTTTCCAAATCATCAGCCACGTCATCCCACCAACCGTGACGGATTGCGGATGACACTTGCTCGCCAAACACAATGTTTGGTTTGGATTCACGGATAAGGCCGAACCACACTGGCCACAAATGGCGCTCATCATCTTTTCCCTTTTGCTTCCCAGCGACACTGAAGGGTTGGCATGGGCAGCTTCCTGTCCAAACAGGTCTATCGTCTGGCCACATGGCAAGTCTGAGGGCAACTGACCAGCCTCCGATTCCTGCGAAGAAATGGTGTTGGGTAAATCCTTTGATGTCGCCACTAGAAACCTCCGTTATGCTTCGCTCGTCCACCTCGCCATCCGCAATCAATCCATCGCGGATTAACTGCCGCAGCATGTGTGCGGCCTCTGGTTTGAACTCGTTGTAATAGGCTGCCACTAAACGCTCCCACACCCTACAACACGCCATCCATTGGACTTAGCTATCCCCTGTGTCTTACGGTTAGCCTCGTAGATATGACGGGCAAAGAACTTGCGTGTGTGTTTGTTGCCTAATTCATCTGTAAACCGTGCTATATACGAACTCATCTCATCCCCCACATCCCCAAAAGATTAAAATAAACCTGCCATGCTTGCGTTTGCAGGCGGTGGTATTCGGTTAGAAAGTGGTTCATAATTCAATCTCCTTAACTAAAATAATCAAAGCGCGTTTCGTCCAGCTTATAAGCTAAATCAATCCTGCCGCAGTTACGCAACCAAGTAGAGGCATCATCTAGAGCCGTCGAAGCTGTAGCTTTGTCAATAATTTGCACCATGCCATTGTCATAACCGCCTTTTCTTTTTTCCCTTCTTGCCAACTCATTTCGCAATTCATCATCGCTTAGCTCTTCCAAAATATCATCGGCGTCTATATGGACTCTAACGTATGGCATCACTTCCTCCTCAGTTGAATCTTCTTAGCTTCCTTGTAACAGCTATCGTAGGGTAATTCTAAGGGATGCCCCAACGCTACCATCATAATATCATCCACCAGTTGCTTCATCTCACTCAGTACCCCCTCAGGTGCAGCCATACGCCCGTTAAGCCACTGCCTGACCGCATCATTACTAACCCCCAAATACTCAGCGGTTTCACTGCGGGTCATGCCAGAGAGGGCTTGTAGGTCGGGGAAGTTCACAGTAACGCCTCTTGTTTCATTTGTTTTTCGGCTTCTAGGAATATGTCGGGTTGGGCGTAGGCTTCTCTTATACGGCGGCAAGCTATCTCAAAGTAGGCTTCCTCACGTTCAATTCCGATAAATTTGCGTCCCATTTTGACGCAAGCAACGCCTGTGGTTCCACTTCCCATGAAGGGGTCAAGGATGGTTAGGGATGTGTCAGGTAGGTGAGATATACACCATTCCATAACGCCCGTGGGCTTTTGGGTGGGGTGCACTCGTTCGCCATCGTTTCCCTTACGCAGCATACCATGCCAACGCCATTTAATCATTCGCACGGCTTTATCGAGATTAGTCCAAGCCAGTTCGCAGTCGGCAAAGTCCGTATCGCCGTTCTCTTTATCCCAAACCAGCCAGCATCTAGCTGGGGGTAGCTCAAAATAATTGCCACCAAAGATGATTTGGTTATCGGATATATCTCGCATCATTTTAAGGATTTCGGGCGAGCAGGGTGATTCATCCCATTCGGTGGCAGCGTAAGTTGATTGTCTCGCCAAGACTCCGCCGCCCATAGTTCCTGTTTTATACGCCCCTATCCCATAAGGCGGGTCAGTAGCCACAGCATCCACCTTCCCCAGCGTCGGTAGCACATCCTGACAATCTGCCAACAGCAAGCGACAATCGCCGATAATAACTTCTTTTCTAATTGTCATAATGCTTCCTAACGCATGAATGGCTAGTAGACTAAAGTAATGGGGCTTGTTCCATTTTCTTTACTGGCTCAATAAACATATCAGGTTGGGAGTATGCCTCACGGATTCGTCGGCACGCTATCTCGAAATACTCAGGCTCACGCTCAATCCCAATGAACTTACGCCCCATCTTCACGCAAGCAACGCCTGTGGTTCCACTTCCCATGAAGGGGTCAAGGATGGTTTGGGCATCCAAGAAAGTTAAACACCACTGCATTACGGCCAAAGGCTTCTGTGTAGGGTGCTCTTTTCCACCATCAGTTCTGTTATGTTCAAGAACCTTCGTGTTCATATCTATGTTTGTGAAAGCCATTTCGGCATCGGCCATGCTGGGGAAATAAGGCTTTTTCCAAATAAGCCAGCCGCGCGAGGGCGGCACCTTAAAATAATTGCCGCCCCATATAATTGATGGTACACCTAGCGCCAGAATATCATCAACCCATACTTGCTCCGCAGAGCCATCCCACTTTGACATTTCTTCTTTGTATGACCATGAGCCTCCGCCCATCTTAGAGCCAATCCCATAAGGCGGATCAGTCACCACCGCATCCACCTTGCCCAACTTAGGCAGCACCTCCATGCAATCGGCTAGGTACAACGTGCAATCGCCTATAATCTCTACTCTCATCTCGCTACTGGAATCTGGATGACTGTGAGGATTTCCTTTATGTAAACGCTCTTTCCTAAACAGCCAATACAATTTGCCTTATTGCCGTTTTCACGGATAAACTCACCACTCATGATTAGCCGCGCCCGATTATCCGCTTCCTTCGCGCTCTGGTAGGTCAAAGCCCCATAAGCCATTCCCCCAGCTTTAAGAAAGAAAGCGTTCCTCCACAACGGCGCTTTAACCTCATGCTCACGGAATTGCGCCTCTAAAGATGGGTGACGGGTGGTGATGGGGTGCATGGTTAGGCTCCTGCTTTAATAATTACACGATGCCCCAAACGCTGCTCTATTTGGCTCATGCTTAATTCTTGTGGGGTTTTCTCAAACAAGTATTTTTTAATCCATTCAAGCCTGACCTGTTGGCCGTTTAATTGGCTATTAAGTTCACGGATATATTTTTCACAACTTTCTTGCGATTGCTTCAGTTGCTCTACTGTTTGATGCTTAAGGTCTGACATTTGGTTCTCCACCAGTTAACAGCTAGGATAATTCCTGTGCCTGATTAAGTTATAGAAGGGTTGGGGGTGTGTCAACTACTTATTTATCCATAGTGGACATGAGCCGTAAATTGCATCTTGCAAGTCACCCTTCAGCTTACTTAAGCCCTCCAAGTTTAATCGGCTCAAGCCAGAACCCCCGCCAGCATGATAGCCATCAATCCAGCATAGAATATCTGCCAATGCTTCGTGGTATATTTTTAGTTCTTCCATCACTTCCTCCATACTACTGTTGATAAACGTGGGGGTGGTTAGGCGGCATCACTTAAGCGGAATTGCTCATCACAATGCGGACAAGTTACTAAATCTTCAGGCTTGGGCAAATCCTTCTGGTAAGCCAAGCCATCAGCGCCTATATGAATCTGCCACAAGTCACCAATCTCCTCACCTTGTGCGTTTAGAACGCCAGATAAACGCAAATCAGGCGACTGTACCCACAATGTCTTTATGACCATGTTTAACGCTTCCACGGCGTTGTAAAACTTCTCTTCGCCATCCCACTTAATGCCCGTGAAGTCTTTGGTCAGTTCCCACTGGATGTAGCCGTATTGGTCGCCCTCAGTGTGAACCCACTCAGGATGGTCATCTGGGTTTTCTTGCGTGAAGGATTGCAACAGAAGAATCTCTGATGCCTTCAATTCACGGTTAAACTTCAATTCGCCGCTAAACTCTGTTGTATATCCCATCACTTCTCTCCTACTAGTTAATCGCTCCACTTGGTGTCTGGGTTAAAAAGGTGCGTCCCCTTTTTTCCAGTCAAGCGAATCCGTTTTAGTCACATCTTCAGCCTCAACTTCGGCCTTCAGATATTCCTTGATGTCGTTCTTATCAGCGTAGAACGTGCCATCATCTTTTTGCTGGCCTTTAGATAAGCCAAGCCTGCACTTGCCCCTTTTGCCAACCAAGGAATCACCCTCAACCAATCCCGCTTCATAGCGTTCTGGCGCGATGCGTTTCAGCTTATATTCATTCCACTCGCCAATATAATCCGTCAGGTCTTTTTGCTTACCCTCAGAGTTGAACACGCGAACGTCTGCAACAATCATTTCATTGCCTTTGCTGCTTGTCGCATCTTTTGCACTCAGGATTTCATAATCGCAAATCGTGCCAACAGGCCACGGCTCCCATTGCGCTTTGCGCTCGGCTTCGATTGCGTCAAATTGTTCGTCGGTCTTAGGTGTTACTCGTACCATTGTAGTTCTCCTTGGTTAAAAATTATTTAGGTAGCTTTGCTTCGAGGCGGCTGATTACAAATGCAATCTTATCGGTTGCCATGTCCTCATACTTCGTTGCTTCACCATACGACAAATGCTTGTCAATTTCCTCTGGCGTGGTTTTCAAAGTATCGTTTAGCTGCGCAACACGTGCAAGCTGCTCTGGTGCGGCGAGAGTGACTTGT